ATCAAATAATTGAAAAAGGGTGGAAGCCGGACCCTTTTGATGGACTTAAAATTCTTAAAGGTGAAATGGATTACTACTACGATTCCGATCCAGAAATTCAGCAGTCTGTTGAGAAAATAGAGTATTTAAAAACTATCATAGATACTTTAAATGAGATTATGAATAACGTAAATTGGAGACATCAGACTATCGGTAATATGATCAGATGGAGGATCTTCGAAAGTGGTGGCTAAATATAATAGAGAGTTTAAACTAAACCCTAAAGATATTGACTTAATTGAAAATGCTTTATTAAAATACCAAAGGGAAATTTCCTTAGAAAAAGGAACTGCCGATCATAGGATAACAGAACTATTAGCAAAGATATATCATCAAAAAGTGTGGTATCGACCAAGTGAGAATTTTGTAAGTGGCTAACATTAAAATATGGAAGAAAAACGAAAGCATTGCACTTATAGACTGTGATGCTGGAATAGCTCAGGAATTAAGCGAGTATTTTTCTTTCTTTGTTCCAGGTTACAAGTACATGAAACTGTACAAACGTAAAATCTGGGACGGTAAAATTAGACTATTTAATAACGTAAGTAGAGAACTTCCGGCAGGGTTATATCCTTTCGTAGATGAATTTTGTAAACAAAGAAGCTATACTTTAGAAACTGAATCTACAAAATACGGCGCGCCTCAGGATAAGAATGAGCAAGATCCTAAACAAATTTATGATTACATAAAAGATTTAAATCTTACTAGTAATGGTAAACCGATTGATGTAAGAGATTACCAGTTTGATGCTATAATGAAAGCGTTAAACATTAATCGTTGCGTGCTTCTATCTCCAACAGGTTCTGGTAAATCATTAATCATTTATTGTCTTGCACAGTTATGGCTTAAATATATTACAGATGGATTTAGGTATCCAACAGCTGGAAGAGTTTTGGTGGTTGTGCCTACAACATCTCTTGTTGAGCAAATGCAAAAAGACTTTATTGATTATGGTATGGGTGAAAGAGGCATACATAAGATATATTCTGGCAGAGATAAAGATAACATACAATCTTCAGTAGTAATATCCACATGGCAATCAATTTATAAACTGCCTCAGGAATGGTTTGATCAGTTTGGCATGGTTATTGGTGACGAATGCCATGGATTTAAATCAAAGTCTCTTACAGACATAATGAACAAATGTACCGAGGCAAAATACAGAATTGGTACTACTGGTACTCTAGACAACGCACAAGTCCATCATCTTGTCCTACAGGGACTGTTTGGAAAAATACATAGAGTGACAACTACCAAGGCTCTGCAGGATAATAATACGCTAGCTAAGCTTGATATAAATATTATTGTATTAAAATATAAAGAAGAGATTCGAAAGTCTCTCGGGAAAATGTCATATCAGGATGAAATTGATTGGATCGTTAGAAATAATACTCGTAATACTTTCATTCGCAATCTGGCTCTGGATGCTAAAGGGAATACTCTCGTCTTATTTAATTTTGTCGATAAGCACGGCAAGCCTCTCTTTGATATGATAAACGATAAGGCTGAAGAAGGAAGAAAAATATTTTATGTTTCTGGAGAAGTTGAAACTTCAGATCGCGAAGCCATAAGACAGATAACAGAGAAACAAAAAGATGCTATCATCGTCGCTAGTCTTGGTACTTTTAGTACTGGTATTAACATACGGAACTTGCATAATATTATATTTGCGAGTCCCTCAAAATCACAGATCAAAGTATTACAATCGATTGGGCGTGGCCTACGGCAATCAGACAATGGACAGACTACTAATCTCTATGATCTAACAGATGATCTCCACTATAAAGGCCGTAAAAATTATGCCTTGAATCATGGTGAAGAAAGAGTGAAGATATATAATAGAGAAAAGTTTAACTATAAACTTATAGAGGTACCAATTGGAAATTAGACAATTTAAATTAGCTAACAACGATGAGATCATGTGCGAAGTGGTAGAGTACCATGAAGAAGATGATGCTATTGTTATACGCAAAACTATGAAAATGGTACAAATGGATAATATGGCTAACGGTACCCGATATTATGCGTTTCGCCCGTTTATGTTGTATCAAATGACACCTGAGGCATTTCAGATTATAAACTGCGAGCATATTGTAGCCGAGGCCAATCCTGATCAAGAGTTGATACTTGAATATTTTAAAGCAATTGAAGTAGCGCTTGACGATGATGACGGGGACCAAAAAGAAAACATAGATGATATGAAAGAAAAGTATACCGCCTATGTAAAAGATCAAACCTCTAAGTTAGATTCTGATGCTGTAAGTAACATTATTAAATTAAATTTTGATAAAAGCAAAATGCACTAATTAGTATACTGTCCTCCCTCAGTGCTTACTCTTTAATTATACACCAGTTTATATGGTTTGTACACAGTTAATTTAGTTAAAATTAATTATTTTTTTAGTGTACATCCGTACCCAAATGTGATAGAATATATTATATTGAGGATATATTATGAAACCTAAAGATAGACCACACTACGTAAACAATGCACAATTTTCACAAGCGGTTGTAGACTATGTCACAATTGTACGTGAAGCAAAAGAAAAGGAAGAACAGCTTCCTATTGTGCCTGACTATATCGCATCTTGTTTTCTAAAGATTGCAGAAGGACTTTCCCATAAATCAAACTTTATCCGATATACGTATCGTGAAGAAATGGTTATGGACGCAGTCGAAAATTGTCTTAAAGCCGTAGAAAATTACAATCTAGAAGCAGCAACTCGATCTGGCAAACCTAATGCGTTTGCATACTTTACTCAGATTTCTTGGTATGCTTTCTTACGTCGTATCGCTAAAGAAAAAAAGCAACAAGATATTAAATTTAAATATATGTCTCAATCAGGAGTAGAGGCTTTCTTATTAGATGAAACTGATAACGCGGTGTCAGCTAACTTTATGGATATGCTAAAAGGTAGAATTGAAAAGGTAAAAGAATACGACACAGAAGTTAAAGTATTTGCCAAGAAAGAAAAGAAGCGCCGTAGACCTATACAAAAGGTAGACTCTGATCTGACTGGCTTTTTTAAATGAAGGTAGCAATTATTAATGACACTCATTGTGGTATTCGCAATAGCTCTGACATATTTCTCGATAACGCAGAGAAATTTTATAATGATGTATTTTTTCCTACTCTTTTGGAACGGGGTATTCGCCATATTATTCACCTTGGTGACTACTTTGATCACCGGAAATTTATTAACTTCAGGGCTCTTAACCGCAACCGTCATATCTTTCTTGAACGGCTACGGGCGGAACGGATAAGCATGGATATCATTTGTGGTAATCATGACACTTACTACAAAAATACAAACGATTTAAACTCACTTAAAGAACTATTAGGTCACTATATGAATGAGGTTCACATCATACGTGAACCTACGGTTATGGACTATGGTTCTTTAAAGATGGGTATGGTTCCTTGGATATGTCCAGAGAATCAAGATAAAACCATGGAGTTTTTAAAGACTGCTAAATGTGATTGGATTGGTGGACATTTTGAGTTTGCTGGTTTTAATGTTATGCGTGGTGTTGTCGCACCTCATGGATTAGATCACAAAGAATTATCACGATTTGAACGAGTATTATCTGGCCATTTTCATACAAAGTCTCAGAAAGACAATGTAACGTATCTTGGCACACAAATGGAATTTAGCTGGTCAGATGCTGGAGATCCTAAACATTTTCATATCCTTGATACAGAAACACGTGAGCTAGAAGCCATACAAAATAATCATACTTTATTTCAAAAAATAGTGTACAATGACGAAGAAACAGATTATAATAAGTACAACGTAACTGATTTAGATGGTAAGTTTGTAAAAATTGTAGTCGTCAATAAAAAAGATTTGTTTACATTTGATCGATTTGTTGATAGAATACAGAATAGAAAGATTCATGATCTTAAGATTGCTGAGAACTTCGACGAGTTTTTAGGATCTAGCGTAGAGGATGAATCTGTTTCCATTGAAGAAACTACTGAATTGTTAGATACGTATATTGAAGCAGTAGAAACAGAATTAGACAAAGACCGACTAAAACTTTCTATGCGTAATCTTATGACTGAAGCACAGGCTATCGAAACAGTATGATCGTATTTACATCGTTAAAGTTTAAGAATTTCCTATCAACCGGAAATACTTGGACTGATATTAAACTAGATAAATCTAAGTCTACATTAATTGTAGGCCAGAACGGTGCTGGTAAATCTACCATGCTAGATGCTATTGCATTTGGTCTATTTGGTAAGCCACATCGCAACATTAATAAACCACAGCTAGTCAACACAATTAATAATAAGAATTGTGTTGTTGAAGTAAAGTTTGTAATAGGTAAAGCACAATACAAAATTGTACGTGGCATTAAGCCTAACGTATTTGAGATTTGGAAGAACGGTGATATGATTAATCAATCATCGCATTCCAAAGAGTACCAGAAGATCCTCGAGCAAAACATCCTGAAACTTAATCATAAAAGCTTTCACCAGATAGTTGTTCTGGGCTCGTCATCGTTTGTTCCTTTCATGCAGCTCCCTGCGCAGCACCGGAGAGATGTTATCGAAGATCTTCTGGACATTAACGTGTTCTCAAAAATGAATAGCCTCCTAAAAGAAAAGACTACTACGTTAAAAGATAAAATGAAAGATTTAGCTTTTAAACTTGACGTTGAAACAAATAAAATTGCTACGCAGAAAAAATATATCTCAGATATTAAAGCTTTAAATAATTCTGAAAAGGAAAAAAAAGATTCTCGTATTAAAGAATTAAATGTCGAGGTTGAAGATTTACAAGATGAAAACGCAGCTCTATCGCAAGAAGTTGAAGACAGACAAAAACCGCTTGAAGAAGAACTCAACAAGGTACATGACAAGCGTCAATCGATTGTCCAATACCAAGGGCAGTTCAGGCAGCAAATGTCCCAAGTTGTCAAAGACTCGAAATTCTATGAAGATAACGAGACGTGTCCAACGTGCAGCCAAGATATTAGTAATGAACTCAGATCATCGAAGCTGGCTGATTCCAAAGCTAAAGCTAAAGAGCTTAAAGAAGCTATGGACCATGCCTTTGAAAAGTCGACTGATATTCAAACAAATATTGACCGGATCACAGATGAACTCACTGGAGTGCGATCGAAGCAGTCAGACATTCATTCTAACAATCAGGCAATCACCAGGATCCAAAACGAAATACGAAATTTGGAGACAGAATTAAATCAAACTGGTGATATTGAAGCAGCTAAAGACGAATTAGAAGCTTTGCAAAATGCTGCTAATGAGTTTAATATGTCTAAGTTTCAGTTAAATGATGAATATGCATATAATAATGTTATGTCAGAGATGCTTAAAGACACCGGTATCAAGACAAAGATTATTAAGCAATACATTCCTGTCATTAATAAACTAGTAAACAAATATCTCCAAATATTAGATTTTTACGTTCACTTTGACTTAGATGAAAGCTTTACTGAAACTATTCGCTCACGCCATAGAGATCAGTTTTCATATGACTCTTTTTCAGAAGGTGAGAAACAACGTATTGATTTAGCGCTTCTCTTTACTTGGAGAATGATTGCTAAAATGAAAAACTCAATATCAACAAATCTTCTCTTACTTGATGAAACATTTGATTCAAGCTTAGATCATGATGGTGTTGAGAACCTAATGAAGATTCTGCATTCTCTTGATGAGAATTCTAATACGTTTATTATATCACATAAAGGCGATATTCTTGACGGTAAATTTAAAGATAAGATAGAATTTGTGAAAGAAAAGAATTTCAGCAAAATAAAAGATTTACAAACACTGGAAAATGTGGTATAATAGTATCATTAACAAACGAGGTATATTATGGAACTGAAAGAATCAACTCTTTCTGTCTTGAAAAACTACGCTGCAATTAATCCTAATATTGTAGTACAAAAAGGCAATAAGATTAAAACAATGACTGAGGCACGTAACGTGTTGTCCTCAGCCACTCTTGAAGAAGAGTTTCCACAAGAATTTGGCATCTATGATCTTAATGAATTTCTAGGTGTTATTGGCTTGGTTGGAGAGCCACGTTTAACGTTTGAAGAAAGTTATGTGACTATCACTGATAGTAGTAACCGATCTCGTGTTAAGTATTTCTTCTCTGATCCAGAGATGTTGACTACTCCCACACGGGACGTGGCTACTCCACCAACTGATGTAAATTTTGTATTAGATAATGACACTCTAAACAAAATTAAAAAAGCATCTAGTACTCTAGGCCATACTGAATTTTCCATTACTGGAAAAGACGGAGTGCTCACATTATCTGTTATAGATAGTAAGAACACAACGTCAAATGCATTCTCCATCGATATCAGCGGAGAATTTACAGAAGAGAACTTTAACTTTATATTTGATATTAAGAATCTAAAAATGATTCCTGGTGATTATCAAGTTGGACTATCTTCAAAACTCATTTCACATTTTGTTAACAAAGAAACCGGCATCGAATATTGGATTGCCCTAGAAAAGACATCAACCTTCGGAGTATAATATGTCAGATAAAAAAGAAGAAGAGCAAGTAGCAGATCCTCATGCTCCCATTTATGAAACAAGTAATCGTACTGCTCGTAGTATGATTGCGGTTGTTGATACTATGTGTCAACGTGGTGCCTTTAAAGGAGAAGAACTTTCTACCATTGGGCAGCTACGAGATCAGTGTGTTCAGATCATTCAATTGGCAGAAAACTATCAGCAGGAGCAAGCCACCGCTGAATAACTGTGTACTTTCCTATTGAACTGTGTTACTATATTATATTATGAAGGAAAGACTATGTCAAATGATTTTTTATGGGTCGAGAAATATCGACCTAAAACTATTTCTGAAACTATTTTGCCTCCACAACTAAAAGAGACGTTTCAGAAAATGGCGGATACCGGTGAATTGCCTAACATGCTTTTCACCGGTACTGCTGGTCTTGGTAAAACAACTGTTGCGAAAGCTTTATGTAACGAACTAGGCCTAGACTATATTGTAATCAACGGGTCAGAAGATGGTAACATTGATACACTTCGTGGTAAAATAAAACAATTTGCCTCAAGCGTTTCTTTACAAGGCGGCTTTAAAGTTGTAATACTTGATGAGGCAGACTATCTAAACCCACAATCAACACAACCGGCATTGCGTGGCTTTATTGAAGAGTTTAGCAATAACTGCCGGTTTATCCTTACTTGTAATTTTAAAAATCGTATTATTGAGCCACTCCATTCTCGTTGTGGTGTTTATGAATTTAACACTACTAAGAAAGGAATGGCCGAATTAGCAGCTCAATTTTTTAAACGATTTATATATATACTAGATCAGGAAAACGTTCCGTTTGAAAAAAACGCAGCGGCAAATCTTGTTATGAAATATGCACCAGACTGGAGGAGGGTGTTAAATGAAGGACAAAGAGGTGGGTTTAGTGATAGCGGCATTAATGGTAATGATAATAGTAATGGCCTTACTTCCGTTGGTGCTCTCACCAAGCATCTAAAAGAAAAAGACTTCAAGAAAATGAGGCACTGGGTCGCTAATAATATGGACGTAGATGCTTCAACTATATTTCGTGGTTTATACGATAGTATGACTGAAACTGTAGAAAATAGATCAATACCTCAGCTAGTTTTGATTTTAGCTGATTATCAATACAAGCATGCTTTTGTTGCAGATCATGAATTAAACGTTGTAGCATGTATGACAGAGATTATGGCAAATGTAGAGTTCAATTAATGTTAATACTATATACTCAACCTAGATGTCACTTTTGTGAGATTTTAAAGCGCATGCTCAGCAAGATGGATGGCGCTGAAGATTGTAAATTTGTTGATATCACTAAAGATCCAGAAGCAAAAGCCTTTCTAAAAAAGAAAGGACATAAAACTGTTCCTATGTTATATTGGAGAGTGCCTGGACACGATATATGGATCAATAAGGACATTGATACTAAAAAGCTAACAGGTGAGAATTTAGGTCAACGGATAAAAGACGCGGTAGCAGCAACTAAGAAAAATAACTGTCTCGTGTTTGATGTCGATGGAACTATTACTCCTAGTAGAGATAAGATAGATCCTGCTTATGCGGAAGTACTATTAGAACTTTCTAAAAAGGTTGACATCTATTTCCTTACTGGATCTGACTTTGCTAAAACCAAAGAACAGTTGGGCGATCTAACCAAAGTTGCAAAAGGTAGCTATCAGTGTGCTGGTAATGAGTTGTGGGTAAATGATGAGTTGGTTAAGTCCGTACCTGAATTCAACATGTCAAAGGTAATGGTACAGTGGTGTAAACAACGACTAGCTGAAAGTTCATTTCCAGTTCGTACAGGTAAAAAGCATATTGATCTACGTCCTGGTATGATGAACTTCTCGATCATTGGAAGGGGCTGCACCAAAAAACAACGGCAGCAATACATTAAATATGATGAGAAAACTAACGAAAGAGAACAATTAGCGAGAGACTTTAACGAAGTATTTCACTCATATTCAGCTCAAATAGCCGGAGAAACTGGTATTGACGTATGTGAAGAAGGAAGAGATAAAGGACAGGTGTACAAACCGCTGCAAGAAGTGTATAATAGCATTATCTTCTTTGGTGATGATACACAAGAAGGTGGCAATGATTATCCGTTTGCTAAACAGATACAATCTTTTCCTCATAGATGCTTCCATGTATCTGGTCCTGAAGAAACATTCGAACTTTTAGAAGGAATCAAAAGATTGTTTGTAGACGTTGTAGACGAATGGCCTGGAATAGACAGTGGAGTTGAAGGACAGTTATGAACCCGTTTGATTATTTAAATTCTATTAATACTACTAAAAAAAATGTTATAACAGATGATATAACAGAAAAGGCTTATAACAGTTTCATGGTCAACCGATCGCTTTCCTATTTTAATGATACTGTTGTACTAGCTAATGAGATGAATCGCTACCACCACATCGACAATAAACTACAATTCGACTTTCTTATAAATATGGTTAGAAAGCGCAAACGCTTTTCAAAATGGATAAAGCCTCAGATTGAGAGTGACGTCGAAGTGGTTAAAAAATATTATGGCTATAGTAATGAGAAAGCTCGTCAAATATTACCGCTTCTGTCACCCGAACAAATAAATGGGTTAAAGAAGAAGGTGAATAAAGGTGGAAGAACAAGCACTAGTTGAGTGGTCTCCGGCGTCTATGTTGGAAATAACTCTAAGCGAACCTGATGATTTTCTGAAAGTTCGTGAAACATTGACACGCATAGGTGTCGCATCCCGAAAAGATAAAAAATTATTTCAGTCATGCCATATATTGCATAAGCAAGGCAGATATTTTATTGTACATTTTAAAGAATTGTTTTTACTTGATGGTAAGAAAGCCAATCTCGAAGAAAACGACGTAGCTCGTAGAAACACTATTACGACGCTAATGTCTGATTGGGGATTAGTTGAAATTCAGAATACGGAAGAAGCTAAACTACTAGCCCCGTTAAGACAGATAAAGATTATTCCGTTTAAAGAGAAAGATCAATGGGAGCTTTGTCCTAAATATAATATTGGCAATAAATGAATGATTTGTACATAAGCCCGTGCAAACAAATATGTCAACTTAATAAGGTTGATAAAGTTTGCAAGGGTTGTGGTCGTACTATTGAAGAAATTACAAAATGGTCAAAAATGACCCATTACGAAAGAACAAAAGTTATGCAACGCTTAGGTTATGGGACTAGGCGTAAAAAAAATAATCGGAAATAAACATTGTATATTAAGATTATCGATAATTTTTTATCGGACCATACTATATCTAAAATTGATAAAGAACTTGAAGATATAGTATGGCCTAAACACTTTACTCGTTCTGGGTCCGACATGTATGAAAGTACTGAGCTTGAAAAGCTACCAGTACTTAGGCAACTATATTTAAAGTATTCAAGTCCGTCTTGGTTAAAATTTTTAGAAGGTGAAATTGGAATACCAGGTATAGTTCCAGATCCTCATCTTATTGGTGCTGGCTATAGTGAAATAAGAAATGGCGGAGATCTTAAACCGCACATAGACTTTAATTGGAACGATTCGATTAAATTATATAGAGTAGCATCTTTAATAATATATCTCACAGATGATCACTTAGGTGGAGAGTTCAAGCTAGAAGATAGAGAAGCTATAGTAACTAAAAGAAATCGCGCATTATTATTTGAGCACAGCGAAACTATCCGACATATGGTAATGCCAGTAAGCGGGATACGAAGAAGTGTTAGATTTTTTTACTATGCTTCAAAACTACAACCTCCTGAAGGTTATCATAGAAGTCTTTACGGTTTAGCTAACGGAATACCTTCAGATGTCGGCGAATAAATTTTATATTTGGGATATTAAATCTCTTAAAGATCCCTTTGATTTTAAAAGAGGTAAAATCTTTAATAGAGATATTATTAAGTTATTAAATAACGAGGTTGAGTTCTTATATCCGAATAAAACAGTTGTTAATAGCAGACTTAATAATTTTTTAATATTAAATTATTTGTATATCCCTGATTTTAAGCCTGGAGAAAAAATAGGGCTTAATAAAGAAATAAAAGATTTTTGCTGTAAAAACAGTATAAGAATTGTAGTTTCGTTCACTAGAGAACATATTCGAAATGCACGAAAACATAAACCGTATGATCCGCAGCACCTTCAAAAATTAGATAATGTGTATTATATGTTTAATAAAAAATATTCTGCAAAAGGCACAGACCTCGGAATAAGTTTTTTTGACCATGCGTATAATATAGGTGACGTATTTAGGAGCGCTAATATTGAATACGATAAACCAATAGAAAAAACTAAAAAGTTTTCTATTATAACAGGACGACTAGAAGAAACAACCAGAGTTGCTTTTGTTTTAAGACTTATACGCGATAATTTGCATAACGACCCAGAAATATTATTTACTAAAATTAGAGGCAAAGGTATTGACTCTGAATATATTCGGAGAAGATTTCCAAAGCAACTTAAAGAAATATACGAAAAGAATAAATTGTATCTTGAAGAAGATACCTTTCTAGAAGATGATATGAATATATCTGACCTATATAAGTTAGCTATTGAGTGGAGAGTTCCTGATATATTTTATAGTGCATTAATCAATGTTGTATTCGAAACTAGACCATATGCCTGGGCGTATGGATCTTTAACAGAAAAAACATGGAAGCCGATAATGGCAGGAATTCCATTTATATGGATATCTTTTCCACACCATATGCGATATCTGAAATCTTTAGGATATAAGTTTTACAGTTTTATAGATTATGGGTTTGACTCTATAGAAGATGATTTTACAAGGTACAAAGCTGTATACTATGAATTTAAAAGATTAAACAACTTTTCTTTAGAGCAATTAAAGGAAATGATTGATACCGAAAGCCATATTGCAGAACATAATAAAAAAGTATTTTATAATAAAGATTATCAAAAAGAGCTAATGAATGTCTTTTCTAGCATTACAAAATTTTGAAAATGAAGTAGCTGAATTTTTCGGCGCGCCATACGCCGTTGCAACTGATTGCTGTACGCATGCTATTGAAATGTGCCTTCAGCTTAAATTTTATGTACACCTAAATATACCAGCAAAAACTTATGTTTCTTTACCTTTCATGCTTGAAAAAATAAAAATGCCATATAGGCTTGTTGACAAAAATTGGATAGATTATTACTATGTAGCGGATGACATAATTGATGCCGCGCTTTATTGGGAAAAAAACGGTTACATACCAAAAACTAAAATGTGTTTATCTTTTCATTTTAAAAAACATATAAACATTGGTAGAGGTGGTATGATTCTTCTTGATAATAGAGAAGAAAGAGATAGACTCGTACGCATGAGGCATGATGGAAGATCTATATATGAAAATAAAAATTATAATGAAGAAGATATTACAGAGATCGGCTATCATTATTATATGACACCTGAAACCGCTGCAATCGGTTCTGAAATATTTAAAAAGAAAAAAGATCTAAACCCAGAAAGTAAAGGCAGTGCAGACTATCGCGATATAAGAAAATACGCGTTTTTTAAAAAAAATGAATAACGGCTATGTACATTTGGCATAGCAACCACTATATAAATAATACGGGTGCAGAATATTCTGACCCAACTAATCTTGCTTGATCTAAAGGAGATAACAATGACAGGCGCACACCAACTTTTCCCACGTTCATCTTTCGTGGGCTTCGATCATTTATTCAATGAGCTAGAATTTACAGCTAAACATTCGAATGATCATTATCCACCCCACAACATTATTAAAGCTAATGAAACAGATTATCTGATTGAATTAGCTATTGCCGGGTTTACAAGAGATGAGATCTCTGTAGAAGTTAAAGACAGAACTTTGACTGTTACAGGGGAACACGTTTCTAAAGGTAGAAACTTTATTCATCGTGGTATATCTACGAAGAAATTTAAAAGAACTTTTAGGCTGTCTGAACACGTAAACGTAAACGGAGCAGATATTCAGGATGGCATCTTGGCAATTGAATTGCAATATGTTATTCCAGAAGAAATGCGTCCTCGTAAAATTAATATTGGAAAATTTAACGAGGTCGAACATGACACAAGCAATACTAACAGCACACAGCTACTCAACGAGGGCAGTTGAACTAATTATTGAAGCGCTAAAAAGCATTTACAATAATCGAATTGAACGTAAAGCAATTCGTGAAACTGAAAAAGCTCTAAGCAATCTATCTGATTATGACTTAGCAGACATTGGCATTAGCCGCGGCGAGATCTATGAGATCGCTAGGTATAAATCGTCTATTGAACACGTCAAAGTAAATCAAAATTTGCAAGGATGGGTTTAATGACAACAGCAGTAATGTCTACTATATTCTCGCCCTTATCGGGTTTGTGGTCTTCACTAGATCGTACGATCCAAGTTGTGGGATATTCCAAAGCGGCGGCAGAGCTGGCCCGATTGGGATACCACGAGGAGAGCAAAGCGTGCATGATGGAAGTTGCCAAATTGCGTAACTAACTTATAGAGGGCTGTAATGGCCCTCTTAACCCCAGGAGATATTATGAAAGAACAACTTGTAAAAGCAGCACGTATGCATGCCGAAGGTGAACTAGAACGTGCAAAAACAAATATTATGGTCTACATGAATCAGAGTGTAGGCATTGGTGAACATAGCGATATTGTCGAAGCAATTCAAGAAGAACTAGACAAGATGGCTATGGCTACAGACAGAATTGAAATGTTAGAAAGACATTTTAGTTAAACACAAACACACACAGGAGACACACACATGTCAAATCCATTCCAAATCCGCTATGACGTATTAAACATGGCAAAAGATATGCTTGACAAAGCATATGAAAATCAGATTAACCTAGCACATCAGATGATGGACATGCATAAGGAAAATGCTGATCAGATGAGGGAAGCGTATGAAAAGTATATTCCCAAAGCAATTACTCCAGAAGAAATTAAAGCGCAAGCTGAAAAATTGTATGAGTTTGTTTCCGAAAAGAAATAATCTAATGAGAGGATGATTATGAAACTATTGACTACACTAGGACTACTTGCAGCAATGGCGACACCAGCTCTTGCTGAAGATATGACTATCGAAATGCTTAACAAGCGTGATGACGGTGCCAAGATGGTTTACTCAGAAGACATCGCACGTATTGATATTGGCGATACTATTACTTGGGTAGCAACATCAAAAGGTCACAATGTAGAATTCATTGCAGGACCAGACGGATGGAAAGCCCCGCGTAAGTCTAAGCTCAATAAAGAAGTTGAAATGACATTTGACACACCAGGCGTCTACGTATATCAATGTTCCCCGCACAAATCAATGGGCATGATTGGTATTGTAGTTGTAGGTGATGGAGACAATGATGTGTCCAAAGCCAAAGTAAAAGGTAAGTCAAAGAAGAAACTGAAAGCCCTTTTGAAAGAGCTCTAGGTTATGTTTAGAAACTTTGTAAACAAAATCCCAGAGTTCTGTATGACTCATTGGCTACTACGCATTCCAATCATTGTTGTGTTTTTTCAACAAGGAATGAATAAGTGGCCAATCAACCTTGAAGACTCTCCAGTAGAACTTACACTATTAGTTTGGTCGTTTGTTGTACTTGG